CAATACAGTGACTTAGTTGGCACTGGTATGTTCTCTATGAAGTACCAGTTGATGCTTAATGATGTCATGGGTCTCAATGGTATGATGGCAGGAGGTGGATATGACCTCACTTCATACTCAATGACTATGAGTTATCTTGAGACAATGAACTTCTTGCTCAATACCCATAAGCAGATTAGGTTTAATCAGAGAGCAAACAGGATGTACCTGGATATTGATTGGGGTAATTTGAAGGCAGGTAGATTTATAATTATTGACTGTTGGGGTGCTATGGATCCAGCAACATATGATGGTGTCTGGAATGATGTATTCCTGAAAAAATATTTGACTGCTCTGATTAAAAAACAGTGGGGTCAAAATCTGATTAAGTTCCAAGGTGTCAAACTACCAGGTGGAATTGAATTCAATGGTAGACAAATTTATGATGATGCTATGGCAGACTTGGATAAAATCCAAGATCAGATGTTAAGCACTTATGAACTACCACCTCTGGACCTTATAGGGTGATTCCTCATGCTGAATCCATTTTTCCTTAACGGTTCACAATCAGAACAAAGTTTAGTACAATCTCTTGTCAATGAACAACTGAGAATGTATGGTATTGAGGTGTACTATCTTCCTAGAAGATACCTCAAAACTAATAGCGTAATTAGAGAAGTAATCCAGTCTGAATTTAAAGATGCTTATCCAATTGAAGCATATTTGGATAACTATGAGGGATTTACTGGACAAGGATCTATACTGTCAAAATTTGGTATTGAGAATAGAGATGACTTACAACTAATCATCTCAAAAGAAAGATTTGAAGATTATATCAGTCCATTACTTGCAAATATCCCTAATAGTAAATTAAGCACTAGACCCAAGGAAGGAGACCTTATCTATTTCCCATTGGGTGATAGATTATTTGAGATTAAGTTTGTAGAACATGAGCAACCTTTCTATCAACTAAAGAAGACCTATGTCTATGAGTTAAGATGCGAACTCTTCAGATATGAGGATGAAGTTCTTGATACTAATGTTGAGGACATTGATGATGAGATTGCACAGATTGGTTATATGCAGACTTTGAGTCTGATTGGTGCTGGCACAACAGCAACAGCAGAAGCAACTGTATGTGCTAATGGTGCTGTCAGTCAGATTTATATTGGTAATATGGGTAGGAACTACTCATCTACTCCTACTGTTGGTTTCTCATCTGCTCCTACTGGAGGAGTTACTGCTGAAGGTGTAGCAGCAGTATCTTATGAATATCCTGGATGTAAAGGTCAATCTGGAGTTGTCACTTCAATCTATATTACCAATGCTGGATGTGGTTATATCACACCTCCTTGGATTACATTATCAGGTGGAGGTGGTTCAGGATTTGCTGCTACAACAGGCATCAGCACTGATGGTTCTATTATGCACATCACTGTCACTGATGGTGGTTCAGGTTATGTGATGGCACCTGCTGTATCTATTGGTCAATCTGCTGGTGTCTTCCCCACATTTGACAATACAACATACTCATTTGATACTAATCAATATACTTGGGATAGTGAGTATCCATCAGCAAGTAGAGATGCTGTGGCAATCTCCACAATCAGCACTTCTGGTATTGTCACTGATGTATATGTCATTGATGGTGGTGAAGGATATGGAGCTGCACCTAAGGTATTCATTACACCTCCTATGTCATTCTCAGAAGCAAATATTGGAGAAGGCACATTTAAATTTAATGAGATTGTGACTGGACAAACATCTAACACCACTGCAAGAGTTAAAGAGTGGAATGCTGTTATAAATATTATGGAAGTGTCTATTGTTGATGGATATTTTGTAAGAGGTGAGGTACTTGTTGGTTCAGAATCAGGTGCAAGATATGTTATTGGAAGTACAGTGACAGATGATTTAGTCACTCCTTATGCACAAAATGATGTTATTGAGTCTGAGGCAGACAAGATTGTTGATTTCTCATCAGCAAACCCCTTTGGTATGCCCTAAATAAAGGTATATAAGTTTAAGATAATGTTTGAGTATTTTTACAACGAGATCTTCAGATCTGTAATTATTGGATTTGGTTCTTTGTTTAATGGGATTCAAGTCAAACACAAGGATGAGAATGATGACACTTTTAGTATCATCAAAGTTCCTCTTGCCTATGGACCTACACAAAAGTTCCTAGCAAGAATGGATCAGAATCCTGATCTGAATCATCCAGTTCAGATGACACTACCAAGGTTGTCATTTGAGTTTACAAACTTGCAGTATGATCCCAGTAGAAAGTCTACTCAGACACAACAACTTGTATTGACTAATGAAGATGGAACAGAGACTAAGAAGTCTTATCTTCCAGTTCCTTACAATATGACAATCACTCTTACAGCATATACTAAACTGAATGATGATATGCTCCAAATTGTTGAGCAGATTGTGCCTTACTTTCAACCATCATATACCATCCCTATTAAGTTCCTTGGTAATTTGAAGGAAAGTACAAATGTCCCTATTGTGCTTGATGATATTGACATGACTGATGAGTATGAGGGAAACTTTGATACTAGAAGAGCACTTCTTTATACATTTACATTTACTGCTAAGACATACGTATTTGGTCCTCTTGCAGATGTATCCAAGGATATCATCAAGAAAACTACTATTGGTTATATTGCTGGTTCCAAGTCTGGCAAGTATGAAAGAGATGTTACCTATCAGGTCACACCTAGAGCACTCAAAGATTATGATGGCGTAGTTGCAACTCTGCTAGCAGAGAATGTTGATATGGTTGAGAATGTCATCAATGTAGATGATGGCACTAAGGTTAAGAAGAACACATACATCTATGTTGGTCAAGAGGAGATGTATGTAGAAGATGTAATTGATAATAAACTTGTAGTAAGAAGAGCACAGGACAAGACACCAATTCAGAACCATGTTCTGGGGTCTAAGGTCTACAACATCAATCAGGAAGATAATGTCAAGATTGAGGTTGGAGATGACTTTGGATTTGATGGTAATGTTTTCTGAGGTAACTTATGGATAAGTATGAAAAGTTAAATGACACTTTTGATGTGGAACCTATCTCTTCAGATATTGAAAAGGTGGAAGTCAAAAAAGAGATAGACAGATATAAGTCATCTGCTGAAGATATCAAAAAAGACTATGAATATACAAGAGGAAACTTGTACTCAATTATTGAAAAAGGACAAGAGGCAATCAATGGCATTCTTGAGATTGCTCAAGAAAGTGAGATGCCAAGAGCATATGAGGTTGCAGGTCAGTTAATTAAAAATGTATCTGATGCCACTGACAAGTTGCTTGACCTTCAGAAAAAATTGAAGGATGTAAATGAGGAAGATAATAAAGGACCAACTTCAGTTACCAATAATGCATTATTTGTAGGTTCTACTGCTGACTTACAGAAGATGTTGAAAAAGGTTAATCAAGACATAAATACTTAGAAAGCATTGAAATGGCTGTACCAGCAATCAATATCTCAATAGATAAAAGCACTTCTTTTTCACAAGATTTTATTGTGAAGAATAGTGACCAAACATCTATGAATTTAACTGGATATACTGCTACTTCAAAGATTAGGAAGTATCCAGAAGACTCAACTTCTAATAATTTTACCTGTGGCATAACATCATCCACTGGTACTATAAAAGTTTCAATGGGTGCTTCTACTACTGCATTGCTAGCAAGTGGTAGAAACTATTATGATATTATAATTACATCAGGAGTAGGAACTGTCACAAAAGTGTATGAAGGCACTGCAATGGTAACTGCTACTGTATCTGCATAATGGATAATCTTGGAGATTTCTTTTCTTCTATAGGAGAAGAGAAAAAGAAGAAGAAAGAAAAGACCAAGGAATTAATTGGGGATGTATCCCTAGACGACCTTTTTAGCAATCTCAAAGAAGAAAAAAGTAAACTTCAAAAAAAAGTTGCAAAAAAAGCAAAAGAAAAAGAAGAATTATTAAAACAAGCACAGATATTTGAATCATTTTTATTTAATGAGACACCAAAGGTAAAAAAAGATACTCAAAAAGAAGTAAAAATTCTTGAGAAAGGTCTTTTAAACTTAAAAAATACATCTTATAAGTCTATCGATAGACTTATGAAAAGTATTTCTAAAAAATATGATATTACCCCACTTGAATTGCACAATCAATTCAAAGAAAAGCATGGGTCAATTCCTGACGATTGGATAAAACACCAAAAAGAAGAAGTAGATACTAGTGATTGGAGAGATGAATATGTACCAAATGATGTAGAATCTGTAGATATTATTACACCAGAACCATTAGAAGCATCAGAAGGTATTGGTAGTAAATTAGTATCTAAAGAAGAAACTACTATTGACAAGTCTCTTCAAATTCTAGATCAACTTGTCACTGAAGAAGAAAAAATAAATGAATCTGAAACTGAAATTGCTCGTCTCAAACGTGAGATGGACCAACTTCGTAAGATGGTCAATGAATCCACTAGGATTGCTAGCTCTCAAGGTGGTGGGGGAGAAGTTCGCTTAGAATTTTTAGATGATGTTGACAGAGATTCTGCAAAGGTAGATGGTCAAGCTCTTGTATGGGATTCTAGTGCTAGCACTCTTGGAAAATTTGTTGGTTCTGATTATATTGCATTTTCTGGATATGCTCACACTGCTGGCATATCAACAATATCACAAGGATTGATTGGAACACCAGATATTGACGTTGACGTTATAACTGCAAACTCAGCAATTTTTTCTGGGAATGTTTCTGTTGCTGGCACTCTTACCTATGAAGATGTCACTAACATTGATTCAATTGGATTAATTACAGCTAGAAGTGGAATCAAAGTTGGAAGTGGTATCACATTTGAACCAAATGGCCAAGCAACTTTTGCAGGAATAATTACTGCATCACAATTCTCAGGTTATAATCATCTAGTTGCTCCATATGGTCCTACAACAACCATCAATGTTCAAGTAGCGACAAAGACATCTGCCCACAGATACTTTGGTACTGGAAGTGGTCAGGGGTATGTTTTAGATGGTATAGAATCTCCATTTCTTACACTTACACCAGGAAGAACATATCGTTTTTCTGGATCAGTTGGTGGTAGTCATCCATTCAGATTTTATCTTGATGCTGCAAAATCAACCCAATACAATACAGGTGTTACTGTAGGATCTGGTTATGTTGAACTAGAAGTAACAGACACTACACCAACAGTTTTACATTATCAGTGTGCTGCTCATGGTTACATGGGCAATTCTGTACAGGTTAATTCAAGTAATTCAATTTTACTGAATAGTCAGAATGCATCCCATTACTTAGATTATAATAATTTTACCAATACACCAACAATACCAACTAACAATAACCAACTTACAAATGGTGCTGGTTACATTACCAGTGCAGATGGTGGTAATGCTGATCAATTAGATGGCCAAGAGGGAACATACTACCTAAACTACAACAATTTTACAAATAAACCCACAATACCAACCAACAATAATGAGTTGACTAATGGTGCTGGATTTATTACCACATCATTTACTAACACCAATCAATTAACAAATGGTGCTGGATTTATCACTGGAGTATCCACATTCTCTGGAAGCTATAATGATCTAACCAATACTCCTACAATCCCAACCAACAACAATGAGTTGACAAATGGGGCTGGTTACATTACTGGGGTGTCTACATTCTCTGGAAGCTATAATGATCTAACCAATACTCCTACAATCCCAACCAACAACAATGAGTTGACAAATGGTGCTGGATTTATTACAAATAATGTAAGTGGAACTATTACTGCAACAGCATTTAGTGGAGA